GAATGCACCACTTAATGAACTTGCTTGAGTGTCTCCACTTGATGCTGTCATGAATAACAAAAATTGATTCTTTGTTGTGATAGTGCTACTATCTTGATTAAACTTGAGATGGTGATTTAATTTAAGAGGTACCTTTATTTGTACAATAGATTGACCATTGCTGACCTGGTCTTGTTTTAATGTGATGACACCTGATTTAATAAGCTGAAATTGTGTGAAATATTCAGGGTCTCTATTACTGAAATAGTCTACGACGCCACTAAAAGGATTTACCTCATAAAATGATGCAAGGTTCCCGCTTGCATTTGGATTTGTATCGTTAGTAGGGCGACATACAATAGCCCATCTTACTTTTAGATTATTGACTGCGTTAGCTTGTTGATAAACTTGCAACGCCATTACCATACTTACTATTTTTAAGGATAAACCTATTCTTTGTCCTTGTGCGATACCTTCAATTGGATAAGGTGTGATGATTGATGAATGAGCACCTGTTAATGCTCCGTTATATTGTCCTACATTTAGAGGAGTAGTGACGGTTACATCAAATCTTTTCTTTTCTACGTTAACTAAATGCTTAAGCATCTTAATATCTTTCACTATTCTATTAATTTTTAAAGTCCCTTTCTTGACGTATCGTTTTTTTACTGTACGTCTAACCACTTTCATAACCTTCCTTGCTGCCCTTTTGAAACGCATATATATAATAATACTAGATATTTTTTTGAGGAGTGGTTGAAAAATTTTGGTAAATTTTTCGCAAATATAATTTTATATAGTTTAGAAAATATATAGTCAATTGTCATGACTTGGAACTCGATATTTTTTATGAACTCGATTTTTTATAGTGGTTGAAATTCTGTGCGGTTATTTTGTAAAAATAATTATCTAGGTTATGTTATACATATGGCCAAAACCACTGAAAATGCCCAGAAGTGCCCTAAGGGTAATACTAAGACCTTAGGGCGTGATAGAAAGTTCTGTTTTACATCATTTTTAACTACGGAACCATTTTATGATGAAGCTAACGTGAAATATTTAGCTTACGGATTAGAAACTTGTCCAACGACTAAAAAGTCGCATTGGCAAGGATTTGTTTATTTTTTTGATAAAGTAAGCATTAAAAAAGCTCAAGAGATTTTAAAGATTGGTAAATCACACGTAGAATTTATGAAGGGGGATTTTTCAGATAATGAAAAGTACTGTTCTAAAGAACAACACTATTCACATTTCGGATCGAAACCAAAACAAGGGAGGCGTGTCGATTTGGAAGAAATCAGCGCCCAAATTCAAGCAGGTTCGCTTTCAGTTGACAAAGTCGCAATTGAGACGCCAATTGCATATCATCAATATGGCAGAACGCTTGAACGCATTGAAGAAATCACTCTACGAAATAAGTTTCGGAATTGGATGACAACGTGCGATTGGATATATGGAAAAACTGGATGCGGTAAATCTCATCTAGCCTACTCCAATTTTAATCCATCTACTCACTACATTTATAATACTGACGATAACGGTTTTTGGAACGGATACACAGGCCAAGAATTTGTTATAATTAATGAATTTAGAGGTCAGATTCCTTATGGGTCTTTGCTTGACCTCATCGATAAATGGCCTAAAACTGTCAAAATTAAAGGCAAATCGCCTTTTCCGTTTCTTGCGAAACATATTTTTATTACATCGTCTATGAAACCTGAAGAAGTCTACCATAACCTAGCAGAAAACGATAATCTCGATCAGCTATATAGAAGAATTAAATTAATTCATTGTATTGTTCCTTATATATAAAAAAGAAAACAAAACCCTACAAAATAAAAGAAAATTACTATTTTCTTTTATTTTACACAAACTTAAGCAAGTTTGATCAGCTTCTTGCAGAAGCGAAAAAAATTAATAAATTATTTTTTTCTTTTTTTCTTATTGTTGCTAACGCCATTAATCATCTGTATAATACCATCTTATATTATATTGGAAGAATGCACCACTTAATGAACTTGCTTGAGTGTCTCCACTTGATGCTGTCATGAATAACAAAAATTGATTCTTTGTTGTGATAGTGCTACTATCTTGATTAAACTTGAGATGGTGATTTAATTT